AAAATCCTAAAACAATATGAGCAAACTAATCTATCAAGAGAAACAACTGAAGTTGCACAAAAGAGCAACAATGCTACTGGAATTGCTAAAACAAGCACAGGGAAGGCAAAATCTATTTGAGGCTGATTTAGCCGAATGGAGGCGAGGTTTGGATGATACAAGAACAATGATTAGCGAAGAAGACTTACTAATCAAAATTGCAAGGATGAATGATGTTCAACGTAGAATCCTTAAAAGCTACCATTACTTAATCCTTGACCTATATACATTAACAGAGGACTTTATGTTACCAATAAACCTTTTACATTTTTAATATGATACCAAAAGAACGAGCAAAACAATTAGTAGAATCTATGTTATTTAGTTGCCGAGAATGTGATTATGAAGTTAAAGCCAAAAAATGTGCATTAATATTAGTAGATGAGATATTGGCTATTTATTATGATGATACTGAATCTATGTGGGCTAATCAATTAAGTTATTGGCATCAAATTAAACAAGAAATTGAATTACTATGAGAGAAGTGCATAAAACTTATATGGCAGAACTTGAAATAGAGGTTTTGCGAGATAAGAACAAAAAATTAAAGCAAGAGATAAATCAATTAAAGGATTTATTAGACAAACACTTAAATATAAAAACAATACGAATGGACAAGGAACAACAAAAAGAGTATGCGATTCAAATAGCCGAAAAAGTATGTAATTACTACCAGATTAAATATGGACAAATGATGTCCAAATATAGAGGTGAGGAGGTTACTTTGGCGAGGCAAATGACTATGTATTTCACTAAGGAAAAGACTGCTTTAAATGGTGAGGAAATAGGCAAAATCTTCAATAGGGATAGAACCACAGTTTTGCACTCAATCTCTAAAATTAAAGGACAACTATCAAATAAGTTCGATGATACCATAAAAACTGACATTTTCAACTTAAATGTGCTACTTTAATTTGGTTATTAACACTAAAGTACCTAATTTTAAACTCTAAAACCAACCAATATGAATGACCAACAACTGGCTAAAAAGCCACAACTTTCGTACACGAAAGACCAAGTAGAGTTGATTAAATCACAGATTGCTCCAGAGGCAACAGTTGATGAACTTAAACTCTTTTTGTATCAAGCACAACGCACAGGATTAGATGCGTTATCAAGGCAAATTTATTGCATCCACAGGAACGTTAAAACACCAAACGGATGGAGCAAGAAAATGACAATCCAAACAAGTATCGATGGATTCCGAGTAATTGCTGAACGTAGTGGAAACTATGGCGGACAAAGCGAACCAATCTTTACTGAACTTGATGGTGTGTTAGTTTCTTGTAAAGTATCAGTATTTAGATTTCACGGAGAAACAAGGTATGAAGCATCGGTAGGTGTGGCTTATTGGGATGAATATTGCCAAAGAACAAACGATGGCAAACCAATGGGTTTATGGGCAAAGATGCCACATACAATGTTAAGTAAAGTTGCAGAGGCATTAGCTTTAAGAAAGGCTTATCCACAAGATTTAAGCGGTCTTTACACAGGTGATGAAATGGCACAATCAATAGAGGAAATTCCAACCTACATTAAGCCTCACGAAAGCGTAGAGGACTTGGAATTAGCGATTGACCTATGTGTAAATACAACCGAGTTAAGCCAACTTTACGCTTTAAATAATGACATAGTAGAGCGAGAAGTAGATAAGGAAATAACAAAATTATTTACTAAGAAAAAACAAACTCTATGACACCATTAAATAAACTTTGGGATTTACGAGAGGAAGTAAAGTTTTGGAATTACAAGTTTGATACAAGCTATACTCACAATGCAAGACAAATCTTGGATAGATTAAATGCAGCTAAAGAAGAACTTAAAAACCATAAACTAAAATACTTCCCAGAGTTATTAAATCAACCTAAAAGGGATTACATTCCCTATGAGATGATAACTGATAAATTTGAGATATTTGAAAACTATTTAAACGATTAAAACTAAAAACAATGATTGTACTAAACATTTGCAAAGAAGACATCAACTGGAAACAAGCTAAGAATGGCAAAAACTACGCAAACGTAGCTACTGACTTCTTAAAAGAACCAGATGAAAAAGGAAACACTCACACTGTATGGAACAACCAAACACAAGAGGAAAGAGCCGAAAAAGCAAAGAAAAACTATTGTGGTAGAGGTAAACAAGTTTCTTATAATGCACCAACTGCTAAAAAGGAATTTGCCGTAAACCAACAAGAATCGGAGGACGATTTGTCCTTCTAAAATGGAAATATTTTAGTTACCATTTTAATTCATTATCTTTGTATAAAATAATAATATGAAACAATGTTTTAAATGTAACGAACTAAAGCCATTAGATGAATTTTACAAACATTCTCAAATGAAAGATGGTAGGGTAAATAAATGCATACTTTGTAATAAGAAAGACACATTAGAAAATTATGCAAATAAAAAGAATGACCCAAATTTCATTATTAAAGAAAGGAAAAGGGGTAGGGAAAAACATCAAAGACTTTATTCAGGTCAAGCTAAAAGAAATTATAAAAATCAATTAGCTTGGGTAACAAAATATCCAGAGAAACTTAAGGCTTCAAGAAAATCACAAAGTATGAGTAAGCACAAGCCATTTGAAGGAGCAGAAAAACATCATTGGTCATATAATGCAGAACATTATAAAGATATAATATGGTTAAGTGGTAAAGACCATAAAAAAGCACATAGATTTATAATTTATGACCAAGAGAGAATGATGTATAGAAGGATTGACAATCTTCAATTGCTTGATACTAAAGAGTACCACGAAGGTTATATCAAATCAATAATATTAACCGAAGAAGACTAATTCTAACCCCCACGTTGGGCGATAACGTAAAGCGCAAATTTAAAACCTACAACTATGAGCCAAAACCAACAAATCGCAAACTACCTAAATAAAGGTAGAAAGTTAACCCCAATTGATGCTTTAAACAAGTTCGGATGCTTTAGATTAGCAGCACGAATAGCAGACCTTAGAAATGATGGTATGAACATAAAAACAACCATTATTAAGCTAAAAAACAAGAAGCAAGTTGCACAGTATTCGGTTAATTAATTATATTTGCAATAGAATGTACGAGATTCTAATCAAAAACTTATTGCCCAAGGAGGCGTTGGTACTCGTACTACCAGCAAATCTGCGGGCTATTTTATTTTTATGACATACGGAGAAAAGTTAAAAGACCCAAGATGGCAAAAAAAGCGTCTGGAGGTAATGCAAAGAGATGATTTTAAATGCCAAATTTGTAATGACAATTCAACTACATTACACATCCACCACAAAAGTTATGATTTTGGTAAAGAGCCTTGGGATTATGATTTACATAATTTAACAACATTATGTATTCCTTGCCACGAATTAGAAGAATTAGCAAAAAGCAAATTAAAAGATTTGGTATTAAGGCTTGAAAAACAAGGATTATTTAAGCATAAAATAGTGATGGAATTTTACAATAATGTATATTTAAAACTTAATAACAATGGCTAAAAGATTTACTGATACAGAAAAATGGAAAAAGCCTTTTATTAGGTCTTTAAAAGCCCCTTACAAACTGCTTTGGTTATATGTTTGTGATGACTGCGACCATTCTGGAATATGGCAAGTTGATATAGAAGTTGCTCAAATAAGGATTGGCGAAAAATTAGATGAACAAAAAGCATTAGAATATTTTGGGGATAAGATAATACCATTAGAAAATAATACTAAATGGTTTATTCCAAGTTTTATTGAGTTCCAATATCCAAGCGGTTTAAGTGAAAACAACAAAGCGCATACAGGAATAATAAAAAATTTAGAAAGGTATAAAGAACAAATTGATAATTATAAGCCCCTTATAAGCCCCTTGCAAGGGGACAAGGATATGGTTATGGATAAGGTAATGGTTAAGGATAAGGTTAAGGTTATGGTAACAATGCCATTTGAAAGCGAAGAATTTGTAAATAGCTGGGAATTATGGAAGGATTATAAGCATAAGCAGCTTAATTTTAAATATAAAACACCACAAAGCGAACAAGCTGCATTAATTGACCTTGTTGTAATTGCAAATAATGATGAATCAACTGCAATTAAAGTAATACATCAATCAATGGCAAAAGGATGGAAAGGATTTTTTACACTTAAAAACGAAACAAATGCAACAGGAACTAATTCAAATAGTAAACTCTCTTTCTCCCAGCGAGAAGCTAATGCACTTAGAGATTTACACTAAACTTGAGCCAGATGAATTAAAAGTTTTTTCTGCATTAGAAACAATGAGTGTGGGCAGATGTTCGCCAATAGAGGTTAAAGAACATTTAAAGACTTGTATTGCACTAAGTGGATGCCAAACCCCTACAATAGAGTTGTTTCAATTTCTTTGCGAATTTGTTATAAAGAATTACGGAAACTACAAACTAAAAGAATTAGGAGTAGCTTTTGAACTTTATGCAATGGGTAAACTTTCAGTGGACAAATCAATTATGTTTACACCTAAGTTCTTTGGGGATGTTATGTCAGCTTATAAGCCTTTAGCTTTACAAGTAAGACAAAAGACTTATGTAGAACCGCAACCAGTAGAAGTGCCAAAAATCAATGATGATGAAATTATAGAAGCATTGTACGAAAACTGGAATAAGTCGGCTAAAAGAGGCTGGGAGTTGCTAAATACAATGGCTTTTGATGTACTATGGAAACGAAAAGAATTAAACAAGGAAAATCTTAGTTTAGAGAAAGCTGACCAAATAAAGAAAAAGATAATAGCACATTACAAGGTAACTGCTAAAACACCTAAAGACTTAGAAAAATTAAATAACGAAATATTTATCAAAAACGAGTGCAAAAGATATACTTTGTACTTATTTTTACAAAACCAATTATAGCCACCTCAAGAATTAAATATTTTTAACCAAGATAGTAATTAGGGAACTTGGGGTGGTTTTTTAAACTAAACAATATGAAAACAGCAATGCAAATAGCAGTAGAAAGCTATAAAAATGATGGGGTATCTTTTACTGATTGGTTTTTGGATAATTACGAAATGTTACTTGAAAAAGAAAAAGAGCAGATAATAGAGGCTTATAACCAAAATATAACAGGTTTTGATAAATTAGAACAAGAAGAAATTGGATTGAATTGGGCAGAAGATTACTACAACCAAACCTATAACCAAAAAAAATAACCTATGAAACAGTTAACTTTTGTTTATGAGTTAGTAAAGTTTATAGTAATTTCTATACCATTAGCGTTATTCATTTATTTAACGGCACATTTATACTTTGAAATAAAACGATTATTGAGATGACAGGAATAGACAACAACATTGAGGTTAAATTAATTTATTTAGATACAAAAGAGGAAATATGGTTTAGGTCAATAGCAAAGGCGATAAGGTTTTTAGGTACTGACTACAAAACAATTATGACCTATATGAACCCAATAAACAAAAAACGATACAAGCATAACGATAGACTTTGTGTTGTTAGATTGAAAAAGTAACCCTAATTTTGCTTTATGCCATTGATACCTTTACCAAAGTTGTTAGAAAAGACCCAAAAGGTAGTTAATGCGTATATAAGGAAACGAGATGAAGGATTGCCTTGTATTAGTTGCGGAAGCTACAATGGTAATCAAGCTGGACACTACTTTACTGTTAAAGGGTATTCGGCTTTAAGGTTTAACGAATGGAACATCCATTTACAATGTGCTGGATGCAATATGTTTAAGCACGGCAACCAAGCAATGTACCGAATCGGATTAGTTGAAAGGATAGGGGAAAAAGCGGTTAAGGAATTGGAGTTTGAAGCGGTTAACAACAGGGTTAAAAAATGGCAAAGAAGTGAACTTTTAGCACTAATTGAAAAATACAAAGACCAATAATGAACATCAACGAAATCAAACCAAACCCAAACAATCCACGCAAGATTGATGCTAATGACTTTGCTAAGTTGGTTAAATCTATAAAGGATGACCAAAAGTTACTTGAGGCAAAGCCTTTAATCATAGATGAAAACAACGTAATCTTAGGTGGCAATCAAAGGTATCGTGCTTGTTTAGAATTAGGCATCCAAGATGTACCTGTGATTAAAATGTCAAACTTAACCGAGCAAGAGAAGAAAAAATTACTTGTAATTGATAACACTCACTATGGAATGTGGGATATGGATATGTTAGCAAACAATGATTGGCAATTAGAAGATTTAAGCGATTGGGGTGTCAATGTTGACTTTCTTGTTCCAAGTAATGATGAACCAAAAGCAATAGACAATACTAAAAAAGGAAAGGTTTGCCCTAATTGTGGTGTAACTTTGTAAAACAATGGAAATACAATGGCAGGAATAGATAATTTAGTACACTTTGAAAAAGGGCAATCTGGTAACCCAAATGGTCGACCTAAAGGAGTTCAAAATAGTAAGACTCGTTTACTTAGATTGCTTGAATTAGTACAAAAGAGAAGAAATCCAATTACAGGAGAAGATGAAGAATTTACAGTTCTTGAATTGATGGATATGCAAATGATAAGCAAAGCATTAAGAGGCGACCAAAGAGCCTATGAGGCAGTAGTCGATAGATTAGAAGGTAAGCCTAAACAAACAACCGACATAACCGCTGACATAAAGGGTAATGTGCAAATCACAATAGAACCAGATGCAGATTGTCAACCAATTAAAGATTAAGGCTACTCCTGTCTTTTATGCCAATAAAAAGGCATACGAGGAAGGTTATCCTATAATTTGTAATGAAGGTGGGTCAAGGTCAAGTAAAAGTTATTCGGTAGTACAGTTGTTAATTCACATTGCAATAAGCAAACCTAATACAAGGATTTCGTGCGTATCTCATTCCCTACCACATATTAAGCGTGGAGTTTACAGAGACTTTAAAAATATACTTGAACAATGGAACATCTGGGATGAAAAGGATTTTAGGTACACGGATTTCATTTATACCTTTAAGAACGGCTCTTACATTGAGTTATTTGGATTAGAAGACCCAGATAAAGCAAAAGGTCCAGCAAGAGACATACTATTTGTAAACGAGGCAAACCTAATTAGTAAGGCTTTGTTTGACCAGCTTTTAATTCGTACAACTGGACAATCATTCTTAGACTGGAATCCAGCAGACTTTATTTCTTGGGTTTATGAAGTAGCTGATAACCCAAAGAACAAACGCATCCATTCTACTTATCTAAACAACATCTCAAACCTTAGTGAAAGCCAAATAAGAAACATTGAGCAATACAAGGACTTACCAGATGACTTTATGTGGAAGGTTTATGGCTTAGGAGAACGAGGGTCAGCAAAAGAAATAATTTACACTCAATGGAAGCAATACGATGAAGCACCTGATGGCGATGTGTTTTATGGATTGGACTTTGGTTATGTCCATCCAGCTGCACTTATAAAGGTTACCCATCACGAAGGACAAAACTACTTTGAGGAGATTATTTATCAAAGTGGACTAACTCTTAGCGACCTTTCAAGATTGATTAAAGAGAAGCTACCAGAGAGAGCCACAATCTATGCCGATGCAGCCGAGCCTAAATCTATTGAGGAACTTTACAGACAAGGGTTTAACATTAAACCAGCCGTGAAAGATGTATGGGCAGGAATAGTAAAGATGAAGTCTTATCCAATAAACTTGCACTACAATAGCAAAAACCTTAGAAGGGAGTTTATGTCTTACAAATGGAAAAAGGATAAAAACGATAATGTAATAGAAGAACCTGTAAAGGCAAACGATGACTTGATGGATGCTTGTCGATATGCCGTGTTTACACATCTAACCAAGCCTAAATTTGAGGTGTCGGTATTTTAGGATAAATTGTCTAACTTTGTTAAAATTCATATATAATGGGATTACTTGACTTTTTTACTAAAAGACAAAAACTATCAACTGTTTTACCACAGATACCTTTTAACGGACAAGTAGCAATACAACAAGGAATTATAACTTGGCAGGGTGGCGATAACATTAGTTTTGTTCGTGATGGATATTCTGCAAATGATATAGTTTATTCTATCGTAAAATTAATTACGGATAAAGCAAAACTTGCTCCATTCCACGTTTACAAAGTGGTTGATGAAGTATCTGCAAAGAAATACAAGGCTTTAATAAGCCAACCAGATAAGATTGAAAACTGGAAAGATGTACAAAAGCTACACAAGAAAGCATTTGAATTATACACAGGCGATGCAAGATTAAACGAGTTATTAAAATATCCAAACGAAGAAGATACATTTGGCGATTTCGTAGAGGCTTGGTGTTCTTTTAAGTTAATCACAGGTAACTCTTTTGTTTACGCAAAAATGATTGAAGGTGGTAACAATGAAGGCAAACCTTATGAGATGTTTGTACTTCCTTCACAATATATGTATGTATTAGCCAATATTCAAAATTTCCCTCCAACGATTGCAGGGTATCAATTGAATTATGGTCCACTTTGGAACTTTACTAAGCAAGAAATATTACAAGATAAATACT